CGCCTACCGGGTGCCGTCCTCGAGCACCGTGATCGGGTGGCGGGTCACGGGTTCAGCGTCCCCTCGCAGTACTCCGCGTAGAGCGTGAGCGTCATCGGCCGGTGCCGCTTGATGTAGTAGCCGGGCCGGACCTTGTAGGCGTTCGGCACCTTGCGGCCCATGATGTAGGTCGAGTAGGGCTTGTCGAAGTAGAAGCGCAGCACCTGGTTGATCTTGCGCAGGTCGCTCTGCGCCGAGCCGCCGGCCTCCATCAGCTCGGCCACCTTGATGCCGGTGGCCCACTCGTAGATCATCACCGCGGACACCCGGTGTCCGTGCACGGGCGAGAGCTGGCGGAGGAACTTGCGGGTCTCGCGCTCCCACTGCACCAGGTGCGGGTTCTCCCGGACGAGGTACTTGTCCTTGGTGAACGGCATCTTCGCCCTCATGTGATCGGGCAGTACCAGCTGGTCGACGCGCTCGGACGACGCTGCCGCGCGGGCCGTCGAAGGCACGCGCGTCTTGTCCGCCTCGTCCTTGTTGAACCGCTTCTTCAGTACCTGCTCAACCTCAGTCAACAGGGAGCTCTCGGGCATGTCCGGCATGCCCGTAGGGTACCTGTAAAAAAGAGAGGGAGGACACCGTTACGCACGGTGTCCTCCCTGTTCCTTACGGCTTGAACCCCAGCTCCCGCAGCCGCTTCATGGACTTCTTCGTCCCGCTCGAGCTGGGCGAGAAGCCCATGGTGACGTGGCCCTCCCGCTCCGGGTGGGTCACCTTCCAGTGTCCACCTCCGGTACGTTCGACCACGAAGCCCTGCTTCTTCAGCTGGCGCACCAGCTTCATGGTCTCGGCCCTGCCGGCGCTCACCGCTCCGTCTCCGGCAGCGGGGTGAACACCGTCTCCCGGACCTCCTTGCCGTCCGGGCTGGTGGACTTCACCACGATGACACCGCCCGAACGGCGGCGCACCTCCTCGCTGCCACCGAGGTTGCGGAACCACTGCAGCGTCTCCTTGCCGACGTACCGCTGGACGTAGTCCTCGTCGACCTCCTCGTCGGGCTGTCGCACCCCGTTGAGCCGGGTGCTCTTGAGGTACCTCATGGCTGCACCGACGCCTTGACCTCTGCGATCAGCGCGTCCTCGAGCAGCTCGATGATGCGCCACGCTTCACCGGTGTCGGTGTACTCGGCGCCCTCGCACTGGGCCCGGAAGGCAGCCAGCTCCGCGAGGACTTCCTCGGGGGTCACGCGTTGTCCCCGTACCGCTCGACGTTCTCGACGATCTTCTCGATCTCCGTGCTGTCGAGCCCGACCTCGATGCCGCGCTCGGTGAGCTTGTCCTGCCAGTCCGGGATCGTTGCCTGCCGCATCTGGTTGCCGATCGCGAACAGGGTGACGTTCCGCTTCCCCGCGGGGATCGGCTTCGCCAGGTCGACCAGGATCTCGTCCTGCATCATCAGTACCTCCATGTCGTCGTTGTTTGCCAGGATCGTGTCGATCCGGGCGGTGGTTGCTGCGAGCTTCTGCTCGCGGTGCACGATCAGCTCGCGCAGGTGGTCCGGCAACGGCGCGATTGGCCGGTCGTCGTTCCACCGCTGGGACGGGTAGTGGTAGACACACCCGGTCGCCCGGATGTCCACGCCCTGCTCGACACCGATCCGGTCCCCGAGCAGGCCGAACCCCTTGAGGTCGTCCCACTCCTCGTCCACCTCGTAGAACAGGTGGTACCCGTCGCCGGACTTGCTGGTCTCGGCCAGCGTGTACGGCAGCATGCCGAGCCGCTTCGCGTGCTCGAGCCCGCCGTTCTTCCCGTCGATATCGATGCACACCACACGCACGCTGCGCATGATGAGGGCGAAGTTCCACTTCCCGCGGTTGTAGCCGTAGAGCACCCGCCGGTCGTTGAACTCACCCCGCATGTAGCGCGGCATGAACCCGTTGGTCGGGTCGTGCTTCGGGCCCTGCAGACCCCAGCCCTGGTCGGTGCGGCCGTCCGGCCACGCCTTCACCAGCGCCAGGCCCTTCGGTCCCGCCAGGTCTTGGATCGACGCCGGCACCGGGTAGTCCCAGTCGTAGGTGTCAGTCCTCCACCAGGGCAAGGATGTCGTCATCTTGCATGTCTCCCTTCAGTGACTCGATGAATGCGAGCGCCTCGGTCTTCAGCCCGGTGACGACGCGGATCTTGCGAACCGCGCCGCTCACGCGCTTGGACTTGCGCTCGGTGTTGATGAGCGGGGCGAACTGGGTGAGCACGTCCGGCTCGGCCCACTGCCCCAGGTCGTTCTCCTTGAGCCGCCACTTGGCGAACGCAAGGGCGAGCTCGGTCGTCTCCTGCCCGACCAGGCCCTGCGCCCCGAGAGGGTCGTGCTCCTCGAGGTGCTTGATGAACTGCAGGCCCAGCGAGTTGGCGAACATGTGCTCGAGCTGCAGCTCCATCGCCCGATCCGTCGGCGCCAGCGCCTCGGCCACGTCGTCCCGCTGGACGTAGTGGTCGATGAGCAATGACAGGAACGCACCGAGCGAGTCCTCCCGCAGCATGCGCTCCTCGAACTTCAGGTCGAGGGGGTACACGTTCGGGAAGTAGAACCGCATCAGCCGCTTCTGCAGCGCCGTCGACTTGTCCTTCGACTTCGGCTCGTGCTGCAGACCCTCGACGAACAGTGCGTTGGTCTGCACCACCGTCGGGTTCGACTCGTAGAGACGTCGGATCGAGTACGGCTCGCCAGCGATCAGCGACTTCTCCGCGCCCGAGTCCTTCAGGTAGACCGCCGGCCCGTCGTAGATCAGGTTCAGCAGCTTCCCGTTCAGGTCGGTGACCACCGGGCTCAGCTCGCTGATCTGCTGCCGGGTGACGTTCGAGATGTTGTCGCTCCCGAACACACCGTTGAGCATCTTGATCAGCGTGCTCTTCCCGTTGCGCCCGCCGCCCAGCAGGAGCACGTACTTCACCGCGGACCAGCCCGGCGCGAGCGCCGTGGCCAGGTGCCGCAGCAGGGAGTGCGCCTCCTCCTCGCCGTCCACCCACTCGGTGATGATGCCGAGCACCCGGGCCTTCTCGTCCGGGTCGGTGTTGAGCGCCGGCAGCAGCGTGTTCGGGACGAACGAGCCGTCCGTCTCCCGCACCGCGCCGGTTCCGTCGAGCACCCGGAGGCCCTCGTCGGTACGGACGAGCAGGTCGTGCACGTCCTGGTAGTGCCCGTGTGCGGACTGCGCGACCATGAAGTCGAAGCTCGAGAGCTCGGACTCCGTGGCGAACATCGTGTCGAACTGCTCTGCAGCCCGCCGGCGGATTCCGTCCCGGTTGAGCGGCACCCAGATAGTCCGTTCGGGTGATGGCGTGACGTGGTTGTCTCGCGTCTCATAGTCGACGGGCATGTACGTGATGCTGCGGTACCGGACGAACTCGAAGCTCCGAGCCAGCTTGAACGCTTCCTGGCTCAGCTCCTTCTTCGTCTTGAGCTGCAACATGTGCAGCACTCCTTTCAGGTGATGGTGAGGTGGGCAGGGCTACCGGGGCGGTAGCCCTGCCCACCTCGATGGGCTCATGACTCGAGCGTGCGGAGGTACTCGATCTTCTGCTTGAGTCGCTCGATCTCTCCGGCCGACAGGCTGGGATTCTCGAGCTGGTCGAGCAGTCTCTCGAGCCGCTCCTCGATCGTTGCCACAGGTGCTGCCTCCTTCGTCGCGTCGTCTCGTCCTGGTTGAACTCGATCGACCCCACCCCCGGGTGCGGGAAAGGAGACTCACACGTGCAGCAACCGGTAGACCTGCTTCCGACTGGCATCGGTGTCGGCACCGCGGGGCATGATGCGCCCCACCAGCTGACGCCGGGCGGCGTCGTCGGTGGTGTCGTCGAGGATGATCAGCCAGTCGCACATCTTGTCGATCCCGTCGGTACCCGTCGAGATCGACGCCGTGCCCACGAGCACCTCGAACTCGCCCCGCTTGAAGCGCGTGACCAGCTCGTCCTTCTGTGCCTTGGGCGTCTGTCCGGTGACGACGGCGTGCTTCGTGCCGGCCACCTTCAAGCTCTGACCCAGGGCGTCCGCTACCGTGGAATGGTCCGCGTAGACCAGCAGCGGAGTGGTCGCTGACGCGGCCAGGTCGAGCAGGATCTCGAACACGTGGTCGTGGATGAGGCCCTGCTCGTCGACGAGCTGGTGGAAGATCCGGGTGTGCCGGTCCTCCATCCCGCTCGCTACGAGCCGGTGCTTGCGCTCGTTGTAGCCGAAGACCTCGTAGGCCATCGGCAACGGGGTCGAGTACGCCACGTCGTTGATCGTGTAGACCGTGTCGTCCTCGAGGTAGAACACACCCGGCAGACCTGCCAGGTACTCGGCGGCAGACTCACCGCCGTTGAACCCGAGCACCTTCGGCGTCATCGAGAACGGGTCCGCCTCGGTCTCGCAGTGGCGGTAGATCCAGTTCAGGTAGCCACCCTTGGTGCGCGCCGGGTCGAGCACCGCCTCGATGCAGTAGCACCGCTCGGCGTCGTTGTAGTTCGGCGTCGCACTCGCCATGATCAGCGGAGCCCTCAAGTGTCGCGCGAGGGTTGAGAGTTTCACCCAGCCCTTGCCGGTGTTCCCGCCGAACATGTGCATCTCGTCGGCGATCAGGGCCACGTGGCGACTCAGCTTCGTGTCCTTCATCCGGAACTTGGCGTGGCTCATCGCCTCCACCTCGATCCCGAGCTTCGTCCCCAGGGTTATCCACTGGCTGTGGGTAGACGGCGGCGCCACCACCACCGCCCGGGTGTGACCCGTGAGGGCCACCTGTCCGAGGGCGGTGAGGGACTTGCCGGCGCCGGTCTTGAAGTACAGGCAGAAGCGGACTGCAGGGTCTCCTGCAGCCGCTGCCGCCTCGAGCGCCTCCCGCTGGTAGTCGAACCAGCGGACCCCGGCCTTGGCCGCCAGGTCGTTGAGTGCCTGGCTCACTGCGGCTCAGGCCCCATCACCGGGCACTCGGCCTGGGTGTGGCGCTGGCTGGCCAGGTGCAGGCCAGCCTCGATGCAGTCGAACGCGTCCGCCACCCGGTACGGGATCGGCTCGTCGAAGCTGACGATGTGAGCCGGCCACTTCTTCTCGATGAACTCGTTCACCGTGCGGGCGTGGATCATGTCCTCGCCCACGATCTGCCGGAAGATGTCCAGGTAGCCGTCGATGTCGTCGGAGTTGTCGGAGTAGTCCGGCATCACCTGAGCCCGGACCATCTTCATCCCGGCCATCATCAGCGGCACCTCGACCGGCTGGATCTCGTGGCCGATGATCCCCGACCACACCTGTGCGATGCGGGCGAAGGTCTCGACCGGGTTGCCGTACACCTGCACCCGGCGGTCGATGAGCTCACCGACCTGGCCGTCTCTCTCTTCGTTCATGGGTTGCGTCCCTTCGATGGATGGATCACGCGATGCGCGTGAGCTTGGTGTTGGCGCGCTCGGCCTCGTTGAGACCGCCGTGCACGCCGCGCAGTCTCTCGCCTGCCAGCTCCTCGTACTCGAGCGCCTTGCTCAGACAGATCAGCTGCACCCGGCAGGTGCCGCAGATCGCCTTCGCCTGCTCCTCGCTGGCGAGGAAGCGCTCGGTGTCGGTGAGGCAGGGAGGATCGAACTCACTGCTGAGGGCGAACATCCCACGTCGCCCCCTTCAGGTGGTCGCGCACGACGTCGGCCAGCAGCCGGTTGTGCACGTCGGACTTGAGCATGCCGAGCACGGCGATCCGCGCAGCGGAGCGCAAGTCCTGGTGGTGGGTGACGGTCGTGAACGACCACACGCCGAGCAGCTCCATGAGCGGCCGGCGCACCACCTTCTTCACCCCGGTGTTGAGCAGCACCGTTGCCGAGGGCAGGGCTGCCTTGATCTCGTGCACCGTCGCTGCCATCTTGGCGTCGGAGTTCAGGTGTCCACGAGGCTGGTACTTCTCGATGAAGATGTGCGGCCGCGGGCGGTCGATGTCGGAGAAGATCCACTGCTCGGCTGCCCGCGCGTGGTCCTCCGGCTTCGCCCCCGAGATCGCCTGGTGCCCGATCTCGATGGCCTTCTCCTCGGGGAAGAACTCGAGTCGAACGGCACCGGTGTGGACCAGTCCTGGGTCTACACCGGCTACATGTGTCACACTCATGGCGGCTCCTTTCAGGCCATGGATCCCCGGACCCACCGCCGCGCGCTGGCGGTGGGCCCGGGGTTTCTACTTGGTGTAGCGGTAGTCGTGCTTGATGTCCGCTTCGAGCGGAAAGCCCGGGATGCCCGAAGCGTCCGACATGTACTGATTCAGCATGTACTCTGCCCCTTCGAGGGTGACCTGTCGATGGTCCGAACCGACCAGCAAGGGGTGCCAGTCCAGGACGATCTCGTCGTGGAACTGCCCGATCAGGTCGACGTTGTCGATGCCCTTCGTCCACTGGTGCACCTGGCGCAGCGACCGGAAGAACAGCTCACGGCAGAACGACTGCGTCAGGATGCCCGTGAGCTTCCCGCCGTAGATCGTGTACCACTGCAGCTGCTTGGTCTTCGGGTTGATGAAGTGGCTGGACCACAGGTCACCCGTCTTCCGCATGCTCGGCTTGTAGTAGCAGATGTTCCTGCCTCGCATGTAGCAGCCGTGGAAGTACCGCTCGAGGAAGACCGACCCGTGCTGGTCGATGACCCGCACGAGGATCGACGTCGCTCCCTTCGGGTGCTGCTTCAGCAGCGAGGCTGGCGTGCTGCAGGCCATGACCTCGACCATGAAGCCCTGCCCCACCTTGGTACGGTGGCCGGCCTGGTGCTCCGCGACCACCTCCTGCAGGCACTGGTTGAGCCGAGCCCACAGGTCCACAACCTCCGGGTTGGTGGCCCGCCAGCTGCGCACCAGGTCAGCCGCCTCGGCCTCGGTCATCTTGATGCTCATGCCCGCGGCGAAGGACTGCACCGCATCGCTTCCGGCCTGGTAGCCGCAGCTCAGCTCGCCGACCTTGCCGGCCTGCCGCTCCTCACCCTTCTCCGGGATCAGGTCGTACGACTTGCCGAACATGTCAGCGGCCAGGACCCGGTACATGTCCTTGCCCTGCCGGTACGCCTCGAGCTTCCAGTCGGCGCAGGCGAGCCAGGCCAGGCCTCGGCTCTCGACGGACTTGAAGTCCCCGACGATGAGCCGGCCCTGCTCGTGGCTGGACGTGAACGTCTGCCGCAGGTTGGCGGCCAGCTGCTCGTTGTCCCACTCGTTCGCCGGATCGTCCAGCTCACTCATGTCCGCCGGCGCACCGCCGAGCCGCTTCAGGTTCTGCATCTGCACCGAGCGACCGGTGGTCCGCCAGGACTGGCCGGCGCCGATGTGGATGTACTGGTCCTTCAGCCGCATGTCCTTCCCCGTGGTGTCGAGGATGACCTGCAGCTTCTTCAGGCTGGACCCGCCGATGACCTGCTTGGTCTCCAACAGAGCGAGCACCTCGCAGTAGTTCTCGTACTGCGAGGGTGCGGGGGCGCTAGTCCCCGCGTCGAAGGCATCGAGCTTCTTCCCGATCGCGGCGATCATCTTCTCCACCGCCTTCTGGTCGAAGGACTTGGCCTTGATCCCTCGTGCCTCGCACCACTCCTTCATCTGCTTGAGTGAGTTGAGGTTCAGGTCGTGCGCGCCGTACGTCTGGCGGAAGTCGTGCTCGGCCTGCTCGATGTTGTCGAGGTAGCGACGCTGCATCTCCTCCACCAGCGGGACATCCACCGGCCAGCCGATGTTGTTCATGTCCATGGTCACGGCCTGGTTCCAGATCTCGTTGCCGTCGAACTCCTGGGCACGCAGCCCGATCCGCAGACCGAGCAGCGAGTCCAGGTCGCAGTACTCCTTGAACTGCTGCCACTCCGTGAGGTGATCCGCGACGATCGCCGGGTCGAACTCTCGGCTGCCGTTCGTCTCCTGGTACACACCCGGGATGGAGAACAGCTTGATCAGGTGCTTGCCCGCCTCCATCTTGTCGACGCCCAGCAGCTGCGGCGCCGCAGCCTCGAGGCTGCTGCCCGCACCCAACGCACGGGCGACGACGGCCGAGTCGATGAACCGCTCGCTCGCCACCTTGATGCCCATGGTCTCGAGCGTGCGCTGCTCGAACCCGGCGTTGTGCGCCACGATGTACTGGTGCTCCTTGATCATGTGGCGCAGGTCCGCAACCGCTGAGTCCGAGGCCACGAAGTCGAAGCGGGTGTGGCCCGGCAGGATCGCCCGGTCCACGTACTGGCTCGTCCCGGCGATCAGCGGCCGGAACGTACTGCAGCTGGTGTAGCGGTGGAGCCCGTGAGTCGGGAGGTCCACGCCACCGTAGGTCTCGAAGTCGAGACCGAGTGCTGAGGTGATCAGCATGGTTCCTCCTGTTCAGAGTGCGAGGATCTCGTCCTCGTCGATGACTCTCGGGTAGAGCATCTGCATCATGACCGGGCAGAGCGGCGAGCCCTTGTCCCCGCGGGAGTGCGGGTTGGCCGGGCAGAACGTGCAGTGCTCGCTCGGCCCGAACTGGATCGAGCCGTTGAGGATCGCGCGCTCTGCATCCTGCGCGTCCTTCATGAACTTCTGCAGCCGCAGCGTGTCGACGAACTCCGAGGCGAAGCCGCCGGCACGTGGCTGCAGGATGTGGGTGGTGACGCCCTTCGCCTTGGGTGCAAGGGCTCCGTACGTCACGGCCCCGAACATCAGCTGCTCGTTGTCGTAGACGTCGACCTCGATCTTTCCCCACTTCAGGTCGAGCACGTGCATCTCGTCCTGGGTGTAGAGCACCAGGTCAGCGGTGGTCTTCGGCTCAGACGTCAGCCAGGTAGCCTTCATCTCGTGCTCGACCAGCACCTTGAACCGGCGCTTCGACCGTAGGTCTGCGACGTACTGCAGTGCGGAGATCATGTGCTTGATGTCCGAGGCTGGCTGCTCCACCACCTTGGCGAACGCCTCGTGCATGAGAGTGCCGACGCCCTTGGCGCCGGCCATCTCATCTCGTACTGGCTCGACCCAGCCAGGGATGGCCAGGTCCAGGTTGGCTGATGCGTGGCACGCCATGCTCATGGCTGCCACGCTTGCCGAGAAACGCTTCGGCATGTCGTGGTCCTTTCAGGATTCTGTTGCGTGCGACGGGGCTTGGTCCCCTGCTGCGTGGAGGTGGACGGAGTCGAACCGTCCCGGTCAGGCGGGGAGACCTGGCCGAGCACACTGGCTACTTCTGTTTCGCCGGTGACCCGCTACCCCCGAGAGCCCCGCCCCTGCACGTGGGCAGGAGCGGGGCCGGTCGATCAGTCGGCGAAGATCTCGTCCTCGTCGATGGCCGTGCCTCCGCCGAAGCGGTCGCCGTCCGCCTTGAAGATGGCGATGGACGCGCCGGCGCTGAAGCCCGGGTGCTTGCCGTTGTGGTAGGCGTACAGGTTGCACGTCACCGCCACGTAGCAGCCGGGGTACATCGAGTGCACGGTCTGCCCGATCGGCTTGATGATCGGGTAGTTGAGCTGGTCGGGGTCGGGCACGAGGAGCTCGTCCTCGGACTGCACGATCGCGCGCAGCTCCATGTTGTCGCCCTTGCTGCCGATCACCTTGATCGCGGCCACGGCCTCGGGCGCCAGCGGCGCCGTCTTCTCGTGCACCGGCTTGACCGGGGTGTTGAAGGTCTGGTCAGCCAGGTCACCCTGCAGACCCTCCATCAGCTTCTTGACCTCGCCCTTGTCGAGGACGTCGCGCTTCTCGCCCGCGTCGCTCTGCGCGATGCAGTACGGGAAGAACACGTTCTCCACGTGGGTCATGAACTTGTCGAACTGACCCTGCTCGACGAGCAGCTGGAAGTCGGGCGCGGCCGAGGCCACGTCCTTGGCGGGGTACTGCCCCTTCTGGCTGCGGTCGTACGCCTCCTGGGCGGTCCAGGTCGGGAACGACAGGCGACCGTAGATGGTCACGGTCTTCGGGTTCTTCTCGGTACCCACAGGGGGGCCCCTTTCTTCTGGTGATGGATGAAACTCTGATGCACCTGGGACTGCGGAAAATTTTCTCCGCAGTCCCAGGTGTTGGTGCTAGCGCAGCACCCCGTACGTGGAGTCGCTGGCGACGAGGAGCGGACGCACCTCGCTGGCCAGCTGGCCCACGCACTCGGCCATGAACGTCGGCCGGTTGACCAGGCTCATGTCGAGCAGCAGGTCGATCCGCCCCGACTGCTGGCGGATGATGTGCCGGGCGTCGATCGCCGAGTCGTAGTCGGCGATGGTGACGACCGTGCCCCAGTCCTTGTCGAACAGTGGGGCGAGCTCCTCGTAGTGCGTGCCGCCGTAGGTGGCGGCACCGAGGATGGACTCGACCGAGTACGAGCCGGCGTCCCAGTAGGTGCACTGGTCCGACACGATGGCGAACGCAGCGTTGGCGTTGTAGGCCAGGGCCACCACGTCCTCGGCGATGCGCTCCACCGTGTTCGCGTTCATCGAACCCGACACGTCCAGGATCACGAGGTTGTCCTTCACCGGGTCGTGTGCGATCCCGGCCCGGTAGTCCCCGATCGTCGGACGCTTGGCGTTGAGCACGGCCATGGACTTGAACATCATCCGGCCCTGCTTGCCCGGCATCGCAGCGATCGTCGAGCCCAGCTTGTTCGCCACGTCCTTGATGGACTGAGCGATCTCGACCTCGAGCGACTCCCACACCTCGGGCAGGAACTCGCCCTTCGGTGCGACCGGGTCGAACTCGACGTCACCCTCGTTCAGGTCGGGCACGAAGTCGAGCATGTCGACCACGTAGTCCTGCAGCGAGGAGGAGTGTGCGCCGCCCTCGTTGAGCAGGGCGTCGACCACGTCGGACTGGCAGGTGATCTGGATGAGACGGCTGAGCTGGCGGTAGTCCAGCTCGTAGACCTTGCCGAAGAACAGCGCGGTCTTGGTGTCCGGGATGATGTCGAGCAAGGCACGCTTGCTGAACTTCAGACCCGGCTTCACCTCCACGATCTCGAGGCTGGCCCTCAGGTCAGTCGAAGAGATCGGAGAGGTCGTCGTCGAGGACAGAGTCATCGTCGACTGCTCCCTTCTGGTTGCGGATGGACTCCATCTCGATGAGCTGGAGGTTGAGCTCGAGGTTGATGCGCTGCTTCTCGGTGAGCTTGTCCTTCACCTTGACCAGGTCGTCAGCCACCTCGGTGTACGAGCGACCCCCGTACGTCGGCAGGTTCTTGGCCTTGCCGTCGAGCAGCACCACGTACTGCGCCTTGCTCTCACGCATCGCCTGCATGTTGCTCATGGCGATCAGCTCGCGCAGCGCAGACGACTCGACCTGGCGCAGCAGCGCCTGGCCGATCAGGTTGCGGATGCTCCGGCCCTTGAGCATGGCCGGCGCCGAGGAGTTCTTCCCCTTGATCTGGTCGAGGATCTCGTACATCGGCAGCACCTCGGTGTCCAGCAGGGTCTGCATCTCCATGCTGGTCACCATCTTGGGCAGCAGGCCGACAGCGTCGACCAGGTGCTGCGCCTGGTTCTTCTTCTCCACCTTCGAGGACCGCGGGTCCGGCACCGGCAGGTGCAGCAGCCGATCCTCGAGCGCCTTGTCGTAGGACACGGTGGAGTTGGACGCCCCGATGATGAACACCTTCGGGAGTCGGAACGCACCGGCCCGCCTCGAGGTGAGGATGTCGAGCAGGGCGTTGTAGACCTCGGGGAATCCCCGGAGGAACTCGTCCAGCAGGACGATGTCCCCCTCTTGGAGCTGGGTCCAGAACGTGGCCGGCAGCATCTTGAGGACCATGTCCTCGCCGCTACCGTGCGGCATCTGCACACCCTCCACGTCGAGCGGGCTGAGCCGCGCCACGTTGATGATGTGCAGGTTGACCCCGAGCAGTTCGGCCAGCTGCTCCACGCTGGTGGACTTGCCGCATCCCGGCGGGCCGAACAGGTGTGGCAGCGGTGAGCGCACGTCATGCGCCATCGCCATCACGTAGAGCCTCATGATGGTTTCGAGCATCGTGTGTATCCTTCAGTTGCGACCCGGTGGATGGAACGAGGGCGGCACCTTGATGGAGGTGCCGCCCTCGTGTTGCGTCAGCCCTCGTCGACGGCCGTGGCGCCGAGCACCTCGGCGGCCGTGGCCTGCGCGGTGGGCGTGTCCGTGCCCGGGATGGTGGCGAGCACCTCGAGCTGGCCGGCGACCCAGACCAGGCGGTCGTGGTCCCCGTCCTCGAGGATGCGCAGCACGATCGCGTCGCGACCGAGCTTGTGCACGTGGCGCTGGCGGGCGGGCGTGCCCTCCTCGCCCTCGTCGAGGACGATGTAGGAGACCGGGTCGATCTCCGGCCGCGAGTGCGACGCCTCGAGCTGGGCCTGCGCCTCCATCAGCGGGGCGAAGAACGCCTCGACCGCGGAGTCGAAGGTCTCGTGCGCCTCGAGCACGGCGACCTGCGCCTGCACGTGGTTCCACTCGGCGCTGTCCAGGACGACCTCGCCCTCGACACCGAACTGGTCCTGCCCCTTGACGAGCGTGCGCTCGCCGGTCAGCGGGATGGTGGTGAACGTCATGTGACGGTTCCTCTCAGGTTGTGATGCGGATGATGGATGGTGCTGGTTACTGCTGGTCCTGCCGGTACATCTGGATCACGGCCTTGAGCGTGAAGACCTTGCGGTTGTTGAGTCTGTCGATTGCACTCAGGGTGTGAGTCTCTCGGTCGACCGCGATGGTCTCTCTCCGAAAGCCATGCGCCTCGAGCGTCTCGACCAGCCTCTCTCTTCAAGCGCTGCCGTACTCCTTGCCGGGCTTGATCAGCCCGGAGTCCTTGCCCCGCTGGAACAGCGTGGCCAGGCTGGGTGCCGATGCCTTCCGGTCCTGCTCGACGAGAGCCTCGAGCTCGTCGTCTTCGCTGACCGTATCGGTGGGCACCGACACTTTCCCCTCCCCGGTGGTGGTCACGTGGACCCTCCCTTCAGGTGCTCGTAGATCTTGATGACCGTCTCGGTGTGAGCGGACTGCAGCGCAGCCATCACCTCGTCGAAGGACACGGTGCTCGGCGGGTAGTGCACCCGGATCTCCGCCGTGATCTTCGGGACATAGGCGTTGGGTGACTGCCCTCCGTCGCACGGCACGTCGACGATGGTGTACGCCGACTTCCGTGCGCTCACTCGAGCGCCTCCATGATCACGTCGAGGCTGTCCTTGTAGTCGATCTTCTTCGACGCGGCGACCAGGTCGTCGATGTCGTCGTCATCGATCTTGAAGGAGATGGCCTCGTAGATCTTGCCGAGCTGCTGCTTCTCCGAGTCGAAGTGCGTGACCAGGTAGGAGGCTGCCGACTGGTAGCCGGTGACCAGGTCGTCCTTCACCGCCGACAGGTCGTAGCCGTAGCCGTGGTACTTGGCGTACCGCATCGGCTCACGCAGCGCGTTGTACTGGCTGATGAATCCGTTGCGCCAGTTGTCCCGCTTGTTCGGCATCATGGGCAGCGGCCCGTCCGGGTCGAGACCCGGGAACAGGTAGCCACGCATGTCCCTGTACTGGTCTGCTCGAGGTCGTAGCCCGTGGCGAGCAGACCGAAGTCGAAGGACTCCAACACCTGGCCGAGGCTGGTGGTCGGGTGTCCGTCGGTCAGCTTGTAGACCAGGTTGGTCTCCACCCCCGCCGGCGACATCAGCCGCAGGCTGTTGGTGTGCCACTTCTTGAAGCCGTACCGCAGCCACCGGTGCCAGACCCGGTCGAACCGGTCGTCCAGCTTGTAGCCGTTGCACAGCAGCTTCTGTCCCACGGCGATGAGGACCTGATCTGTCGGGCAGAACAGGTCGACGTCGCTGTGCGCGTTGCTCTTGCCGTACGTCTCCTCTGCCACGAGGGAGCCGGCCAGGTAGACCGGCTCCCCCGCGAGCAGTGAACGGACGTCGGCGATGATGGCCGACGCGGACATGGCGTCAGGCCGCGCTGTCCTCGGCCGGCGCCTCGACGCTGCCCTCGGTGACGGGCGCGTCGGTCTCGACGCCCAGCTCGCGGAGCTCGGCGTCGATGGCGGCGACCTTGTCCTGGCGCTCCTTGATCTGCGCGACCAGAGCGGTGCGCTTCTCGACGAGCTTGTCCGCCTTGACCTTGACCTCGGCCTCGGCCTTGGCCTTGGCCGCGGCCAGCTCCTGCTCGGCGCGCGCGATCCGCTCGGCCGGGGTCAGGCGCTTGCGCTCGACCTTCGGCTTGTCCGCCTCGGTCCGGCCGTTGACCTTGTCCTTGGCGGTCTTCGTGGTGCTACCCATGTTGCGATCCCTTCAGGGTGATGGATGGTGTGGCCACGGGCCCGTGACCACAAGTCCAGCAGTCTATGTCCGGCATGTCAGGACACGTACCGCTGGAAGACAGTGGTGTGGACAGGGCAACGCCGCCCGGACCTGGGAAGATCGGGCGGCGCTGCGTCTGCGGAGGTTACGTCAGAGCTGGGCTCGACGTGTCCTCGGGTGCTGCTTGCGGGTCCGGTGCGAGGCGAGACCGGCTTCGGTCTTGCCGACGAACTCACACTCCGGCCAGCCGCAGGCCAGCGGGTTGGTTCCGTTCTTCTCCACCGACTGCATCAGCCGGTGGTGGCAGGCCGGGCACCAGTCGGTGTCCCAGTCCTTGTCGTCGATCTTCAGCGTGACGACGTGAAGATCTGACTCCTTCTCGATGATGCGGCTGCAGTTGTTGCAGCGCACCTCCTCCACTTCGACGATCGTTCTCATGAGTGGAGTGTGCACCCGTCTCAGCCCAGCGGGAAGCGGGCGTGGCAGCGACCGCACACCCCGAAGGTGACGATCACCTGGATGCCCGGGTACTTGGCCAGCTCACGGGTGAGCGAGCCGGTGTAGAAGTCCAGGTGTGGTGGGCAGTACCGGTTGCACCGGTCGCAGCTCCGCTCCCACCTCTTGAAGGCCAGCTCGTTCGCACCCTCGTCGGGTTCGGTGAGCGTGGTCATC